GAGAGAGTCTTCATCAAATTCATAGAGTTCTTCCATTTACCATACCTCGGTAGTAAATAGTATCAATTCTCTTTACATTGCCTAGAAATTCCGTTAAGGAATCCCTTTAGTTCTTCCCAGTTCAGTTCTCCAAAACCATCATTCATCATAAGCCGTAGAAGTTCGGTCTTGTTGAACTCGCACTCAAAGTTCTCAAGTGCATAGTCGATAGTCTGTTTGCCCTGGATAGAAATCAGCGGGGCATACAACTGCATCATCTGGTAGTTGTGCTCGATCAGTTCCTTTGACTCTGAAATGTTCTTGTAGACTTTCAGCTTTGAATCGATGTTCTCGCAGTAATTCAATAGCTCGTCAATCGTCACAGTTCGCTCTTCTTTCATAAACGGCAACTTGGTGGCGATCGTCTTCATCCCAACACGATTGACGCCTGGAAGGTTGTCGCTGGAGTCTCCATCCATAGCACGAGCGAGCGCCATGTTCGTGGGGTGAACACCCATAGACTCAATCACGGTCTTCTTGGTTTCAATCTTGTCTGTGGTTGGGCGATAAACCACGGTCTCTTCGTCACAAAGCTGTAAGAAGTCTTTGTCGTTTGAGACGATTACTTTCTGCCAACCCTTATAGTGTGTTGAATTACAGACATAAGAGATGATGTCATCAGCCTCAACTCTCTCAAGAATAAGCTGGATGATGGGCATCTGGTTTAGATACTCTATAATCTGCATTTGCTGCCAGACTTTGTTCTGTAACTCTTCATTCTCTGTTAAGTTGTGGACAGAACGATTCAGGCGCAGAGGCTTTCGACCTTCTTTATAAGACGAATTCATAGCCTTACGCTTTTGAGATCCGTTTGGTCCGTCCCAACAAATCACAATCTCATTTGGATTTGTCATTCTAACCAGTTTCTGTAGGATCTTGATAGATCCTTTAATCCCGCCAATAGGCTGCCCGTGGTTAGACAGGCTGGGATCAACAATAAACGCCCTCAAAAACATATTGAGGGCGTCGATTACGAGTACGCGCTTCATAGATTACCTCCAGCCCATAATATAACGGGCTGGAGGCTGTCTGTCAAGAGGCTTTGTCTACCTCGGCATCGACTTCATAGAAGTCTGATGCTTCACCTTCGCGTTTATCAAACTTCTGAACTACTACTTCGTCCATAAAGTCCATAACGTGCTGTTTAAACTCTGGATCATTCTGTAGAATCTCGACCCATTTGCTGGGTTGGAACTTCTTAGAGTATTCTCCGCGTGTTAAAGTATACCAAGAGCCTGCAACAGTCATAAAACCCTTCAGAGCCTCAAACCAAGACTCTTCATCCTGCACACCAATTGATTCTGTTCCCCATAAGATTCGGAATGTGCAAGTCCTACCCTGTGTTCCAAAGCGAGACTTTTCAAGCTTGACTTTGACCTCTGAACCAATGCGGAAGCCATTATCGTCAAGCACGTAAGCTGCCTTGCTCTTGCGACCTGTAAGCCAGATGCGAAGAGAGTAAGCATAGTGCATAGCCTTTCCACCGGGGGTGATGTAAGGCGTCGTCATTGCAATCTGTCTTGCCATTGGTCCGTGGGGGATGTTAGTCTTCAACTGATTGAGAACAAGGAACGTAGCTTTCTTGTCTGCTAGAGGAATAACCAACTTTGACATCGCCTTCGCAAGAATGCGAGCCTTGGTTGCCACCGATGACTGAGGATTGAAGTCACCTGCTACATCTGAAACTGACGGAGTGAATGCTAGAGAGTCCCAGATAAATAGCAGTTGTTCATCTGCTGCTCCTAATAGCTCTTCTATGGTCTCAAGCACAAACTCTACAGATTGAGCTTGAACATACATCATAGCTCCAATATCACACCCAGCCTTCTCCAAGAAGGTTGGATCAATCGCAGACTCGGAATCAAAGTAGATTACTCCAATTCCCATCTTTTGTGCATTTGCGGCACACTGGGCTGCTAAGAACGACTTACCTGTCGCTTCTAAGCCAGCTAACTCTGTTACCTTACCGACAGGAATTCCAGCGTATTTTCCCTTACAAACGATAGAATCAAGCCATCGGGATCCTGTTGGAATCCACTGCTTTACTTCTGTGGGATTATCTTCTCGTAGGTCGTGAGCGACATTGCGACCTGCTTTTTTGTTTATCATCGCTCTAAGATCGGACATAGATACACGTCCAGCCTTAGCTTTTGCTTTAGCCATTAAGTTCTCCTTATTTTTAACTTTTCTTTTCTTTATTTTTATTTATTTTTGAGCCGAAGCCCAGTAGTAATTATAACACAGATTTACTAAAAGCGCAACAGAAAACCCCCACCTTTTTAGGGGTGGGGGCAGACTGGAGCTTGAAGCTTTTACTAGCCAGCCATTAGATCGTTGAATGCCTTATCAACACTGGACTTGCCGCCCTGGTTGTACTGTGTTGTCTCTCTTGACCGACTCTCTGCTGACTTATCGCCAGAGAGCATACTATCAAGAATGGCTGATACCTCGGCGGGGGTGTGACGAGTGAACAGTCCATCAATGTCGGGCATGTTCTGGAGCAGACCGGGGATAGCATCTGCGTCTGGTAGAAGCGAACTGGTGTTACGTCGCATCTTCATGTTTGTCTTCGGGTAAGCACCCGGAGCAGTCGGCTTCGTGTAGGTGATGGTGATGTCAGTGCCGCCCTGCGGGTCGGTGATGTCTCCATACTCGGGGTCTAGGATGTAGCCCAGCAGAAGCTCATAAGCCTGCTTGCCGTAGCCATAAACCTTCACGCCCTCGCTCTCAAGCCCTCGCACCACTACTGGTGAGAAGTAACGATTGCGAACGAAGAGAGACTTAGCAAGCTTCTTGGTCTCCTCGTCGTTGTTTTCGGTGCCGTCCTTCCATAGCTGTGAAGCGAAATCACAGATTGGGCACGCCTCACCAAAGTTACGCTTAGGGCACATAACCCCGCCGCGGTGTCCTTCGATGTTGTAGTGGAAAAAGACCTCCTTAAGCGGATCTCCATCTGAGGCGGGGACGATTCGCACATCGGTGTCGCCCTCTTCCGGCTTAAACCAGACGCTTGTCCTGTCGCTCTTTCCATTTCCTCGTAGTGCGGCGAGCTTCTTCCGCATTAGCTCCATGTTGATTCCCATTGTAGTCTCCTTGTTGTTGGGTATAGTATAGTAAGCGTTCCTTACCATCTTAATGTAACACGCTGTCCAAGTCCTGTCAAGCGTATTTGTTTTGGGAGGATGTCTGTGAGCTTCTCCCTTGCTCATCTATAAAGTAACTCGACTAGCCTATGCTGTCAAGTAGTTTTTGTCCTTGAACGAAATTTGTGTGAGCCACACAGAATCCGAAGTCGGTTTCGTAAGGCGACTCATAGATTCCATAAGTCACATTTTTGAATGCGTTTCGGGGTTTGTTTTTTAGGCTCTCGACCACTCGGGAGTGGAGTTTTCCGTCCGTCTCCAAGCGCTCATTTGCTATACATAAGTAGTATGCTACATCACGATCTTCCTCTAGTTTGTAGTACCAATTCTCAGTTAGTTTATCAACTGAGACTATGCCTACAGAGCGGATTCTCTGAACATCTGAGGGCTTGGAAAGATTACCTACAAGCGCCGTGGTGTGATCAAAAACATTTAAGTAATGAACCGCATAATAGATACTTTTGTTGATTGTGTCAAAGTATTTTTTTATTGGGATCTCGCCTATTGTCTTCTCGATTGAAGGGTTGGACAAGATCGTGAAGCTCTTGAATAAACCAGACCGGGCATACTCCTGTAGAATACCAAAGATTGCTCTCTCTTGTAACTTCACATCTCCAATCAGGAGATCTACATCTGGTTTGATGTAGAAAATTTCTATCTTTTTTTCTTTTATCTGCTCTAGTATTGCTAATGTATAGTTCGCAGAGAACGATGAACCACACAGGAACACCTGAACCCTGTCTTGTATTGCCTCTTCCGTCTTGTATGAGGATAGTTTGGGTGCTTTTCCTTCACAATCCTCTGCTTTTTCTACTTTTGGTAATTTCCGTGTGTATTTGGTGTTCTCCTGTCCTTCCGAGAACAAAAAACAATTATACTCTTTGTGATTCTCGAATAGAGAGACCACATTACAACCAGCATCGCCAATGCCTATTAGCGAAATCATAGCTTCAACTCTTTCAGGCTTCCATAGTCCTTGCCTGCCTTGATGTTAGCCATAAAGTTGCCTAGTTTATTGTTCTCGAAAGTTGCCTTGAGTTCTGGAATCTTCTCTTTGTCCTCATCTGCTATGTCTAGCACCACCTCGTCGTGAACAATAAAAGCAACCTTCGATTTTGTGCCTTCAAGAGCTTTATCGAGTGCTACGGCGCGGTCAAGAGTCAAGTCCGAGGTCGTGCTTTGAATCAAGTAGCTCAGTGCCTTACGCTGCTCTACTTTAATTTGTCTGCCGGTCGGTGTGTTAATCTTTCCGTCTCTGTAGAACTCTGAGAGCACTCCTTCTCGGCTGTAAACAGAGCCGTTGAGCGACATGTCGTTCACATTGTAGAGGGTGGAGAAGAATCTCACCTTTGCCTCATCACGATCTACTGGAGAACCTCCATAGAGGTGTCTCATGTTCCAGCTATGAATGTCTTCCTGTGGTTGTTCGTGTCCTGAGAGAGACAAGAAGGTCCTTACCTCCGCGCCGTTATAATCCAGAGACACAAGCCAGTCATTCGTTGGCTTAATGAGTTCTCGGAACTTCGCCTTCATAGTTAGGATCGGATTGCTGTCTCTTTGGGTTGTGAGTCGCCCAGTGACCGTCCCAAAAAGGTTGTAGCTCACATAGTGCGACTTATTTTTTACAAGGTTCTTGATGTCTTCTCGGTCGCTTGTGGAGGTCATCAGGTGACGGCAGCCATCTACATTGATGTTGAGCTTCTGGTAGCTTATCTTGTGGATTAGCTTGTAGATCTTGTCTAGCTGATCATAATTGACTGGCTGTTCGTAAGTGTCGAAAACGTGCTCAGTGATCTTGTTGCGAACCTCGCAGAACTGCATTAAGAAGTCCGAAGGAACGAGATCGAAGAAGCAATTCTGTCGTAGGTCGATGCGAGCTATCTTAAACGAAAGCAAATAAGCCTTGAAGGTTTTCTGAACCTCGTTCAATTCTTCTTTTAGGCTTTCGGGGCAAGCTTCCTGAAGATTCTTGCCTCCGGTGTAAAGCCAAGCATACTCTACATCAGGATCCTGAATGGATCCAGTGTACTTCCAAGTCTTGGTCAGCCCATCAGGGATACCATCAAAATGAAGGGCTCCGTTGGTGTAGATGCCGACACACTCTGACTTGTCGTCAAGTGTCTGGAAAATCATGTGTCCTCTCTGAGTCTCTGTGCTTCTATAAGATAACTCAAGGATCCTCTGTAGTCAAACGGTTGATTGACGTAACGCTCGAAAGTTCCCAGAGCAGTGCGATTATCAGATGATCTCGAAAGCTGTAAACAATCCTTGATGATCCTCTGCTTCTCAGCATTACTGAACCTATTTTCTTCTTCTGAGAGCCTAAGATCAAAATAAAACTTCATAAAGAAATCATTTGAGAACTTTTGTTGTAGTGATTGAAGAGTGTAGCGTTCTGTGGTTATGATCTTGGAACCACATTCATCAAATGTTGGAATGTGTGTCGGAACCATCTCGTTGTAGAGCCTCAATAGTTGCTGTGGTATTTGATTGTAAAATCTATTGTGAGTTGTTGAGAAACCCAAAGCTAAGATTTCATCAGTGCTTCTAAATCCATAAGCACTAGCATAACCCATCATAGCTTCAGAGTCAATGTCGGCGATCAATCTCCAGGGAGCATTGATGTCGATCATAAAGCCATAGGAGTTGCAAGCATTTACATAGAACTCCCAGTTCTTGCTGTTTACAAAATCATTTATTTTTTGATCATCGTTGTCGTAGGGTGCATCGGCAATCTCAAGAGCAAGTCCACTATTGGTCAGGCTATTTAGTTTACTTTTTGTGTAAGCAGGCATTGACAACGGGTAAGTTCTTGTTACAATACTAACAGTAGCTAGGAGTTCTTTTATGAATGTTTGAAAATTATGAATATTATTAATATTCATATTTGTCTTTAAAGCTTTAATGAAATTAATTTGATATTCTTCATAACTAATATTATTTGATTTATAACTTTTATAAACTTTTAGATTAGTAAGATTGAGATCGTTAGAATAAATTTTGCCTGATTGTTCTGCTTTCTTAAACTGTTGAGCTAATGCTTCAAAGGCATCCACAACAAAAGCTATTGCCTGTAGATTTTGTCTTGGGTTTCCTGAACTTTTAAAATCTTTAAACCCAACTAAGCTTGAATTAGCAGCTATTGGAATATAGGTCCTGCCTACTTTTCCATAAAGAGCTTTTTCTGCAAAATTGAAGTCTACAAGGTTTGAATAACCTGTCTTTAAGACATCAAATTTGTAGATAAGTTTCTTGTTAAATAACTCCAGGGATGTTTCATTATTGTTTTCTTTATAAAATGTTGACACATTAATCTCCTATAAAAAAACCATTATCGTGTGATGCTTTAGCCCAAAAATCAAGTACAGTATCACTCATCATTAGGTGATTATCATCTTTTAATGAGCCTTTTCGTCTTGAGGCGGTGCATTTCTTTGGCTTGTCTTGTTCTTCGCTTGTGGCTGGTTTTTTATTATTATTCACACCATTTCCACCACCAGTGTCGGCAACCCATTTAGCAGTGATTTTTGTGTCTGCTTTGCCGGGACCTATTGAGTGTTCTGATCTGGTAATCATATAATAGCCACCAATACCAAACTGTGTAAAATCGTTTCCATTCTCGTCTTTTCTCATCTCGGGTGAAAACCCTCTAGGATCTACATAAATATAAGTTCCAGGGAATGTGTGCATATTTAATAGACAGTCGATATTGGCGTTGTAGACTTCTCGCAATTGTGTTAGACCATCAAAGCCTTCTTGCTCAAAACGAAGTTCCTTTAGTCCAGTCATGTCTGTTCTGTCAAGAGAGATGTTCTTTACAATCCCTCGATCCTTACCTAAGATGTAATGAAAGATTCCATCTTTTGCATCTTGCTCTTCATTTCCCTGCATTTTTTCTACTGGATAGGCTCGACCGGCATAAAATACATAATAATTAATCTCTCTGTCTGGCTGTGCCAGATCAACTGGGAGGCGTGATGGTCCTGAGATATTTATTACTGGCTTTATTCTTCTAGCCTTGGGATCACTTAAATTGAATACGTTGCCAGGACCATAGGTTGTTGGATTACTTTTAATAAAGTAGGTGATGTCGTCAGTGCCCATTGAATTTTCTGTTCTGTTAAAGCCAGTTATCACAGAACTATTGAGCCTAACTCTTTGTTTAGTATTAAAAGAGAAACAACTATCATTGTTTATAAAATTACGAATTAATTCATTTGTGATGTCTTTTATGAAATTTGTTATGGGGTAATAAGCCTGTTCTTTGCTTAAAACTTTTTCGGTCAAGAATTCTGTAAAATAGTTAAGAGAAATTGGTATGTCTCCAATTGAACAGAAGCTTGTCTTGTTTTCGTTAAATGGATCTTTAACTTCCATTGGTCCAAGAATGATTCTCAATTTTTTAAATTGTTCTTTAGCTTTCATGAGCTTTTCAATTTCTTTGGCTATCGAAGTCTTTTTTATTATGGTGGCTGATGAACCGTCATTATATTCTACAACTTCCGAAGAAGTCACTTGGTCTAAGAATTTTTCGTATTCTTTTTTAATTTTTATAAAATCCTGATCGGTTTTTGATATTTTGTCATAATAATTGAAAGCACTTTTGTCTCCACCATTTAGATCGCTTGTGAGTTTTTCTAATGATTCTTCGATGTTTTGCATAATCACATCAATTAAATCAGAGATATAGAAAAAGGAAATCTTATTTGATTCTCTTGAAGTAGAAACCAGAGAAACTTGTAAGCCTTCTATGATATTGTCGCCTTCAGTACCCGCATGATTAATTGCAGTTTTGAAAGCATCTCTTAGTTTTTGAACATTCGGTCCACTATCATTGGTGGGTTTTGGAATTCCTCCAGCTAGCCTACCAGTTTGCAGAAAAGTAGAGATTTGTTTGTAGTCAAGATTATAATAAAGAATCTTTTTTTGATTATTTAACTGCATCATAATTTTTGCGAAACTTTGTGCCTTTTCTTGTTGGATAAAACCTACATCTACTTCTTTTGCTTTTGAAATCTCATCAGCCTCGCATTTCTCATTGGTGAGAAATTCATAAAACAGTTTTCTACCTATTCTGTTGCCTTCAATCCCCTTGGAACTAAAAATATTGAACATCGAGTTGTTGAAATAATCTTCTATGTAGGCAAGGTAGTTAATGTCAAAACCAACCCCACCCATCTCATCAAAAGAAAATTCATGGGTTGTTGGAGTTAGGTTTATGTTTATAAAAGAATCATTTACCGCTTCTCTTTCTTGTTTGGTAAAAGTTGGGAGATAATTTTGAGGAATTGCCCAACCCATAACAACCTTTAGTCTAAAATTTAGCTTATCAAGGTTATCTTTTTGAATAGCAGCCATTTTTGTCTTCAAATCATCGGGTGTTCGACCGGTCTTGAGAGCAAGATCGGCGAACTTATAGTTTGCTAATGGGGCGGTGGTGCTAAACTCTTGTGCCAGCGCTGTGTAGTCACCTCTTCTATCTTGAATTAGGTCTCCGAAGCTTGTGGCAAAGATGCTTAGTTTTGCTTCAATTGCCTTCTTGGCTGCGAATGGGTCTGACCCGTGAAAAGTAAAATTAAAATCTTTGAGTCCAACACCCACGCCGCGCTTTTTGCTGTTTCTAAATAAATCAAGGGCGCTTTTTTCGCCGGCATAAGATTTGACAGCAGGATTGGTGTCAAACTTTATTTCAATATAGCCAACATCCTTGCCGGTCCCTGGATCAGTTTGAACTTTATAGAGTTTTATCGTCGGAACAAGGGAAGACAGCTTATCTGTTGTGAGATTAAACAACTCTCTGGAGTAGGGTGCCTGCGTTAATCTATTGATAAAGCCAAATGGCTCATCGTAGATTAGAATTGGTGCGTTTCTATTAATCGTTTCAGTTTTTTGTTCAGTCTTCTCTTTCTCTGATTTACCTCTAACGGCAGATACTGCCTTAATGTAAGGAAGTCGCGGGCGATGATTTGTTCTTTTCAATTTAATCAAAGTTGTTAATTGCGAAAGGAGAAAGCATTGTTCTTGGTAGATTGCTTTGTTGGCAAAAATTTGAGTATTTATATTTTCAGATTTTCTTTTAGTTCTATCTTGTTCTGACTCTAATGTTTTTTTAGCGCCCTCATCTGATAGTAGTAATTGCTCTTTTTCGCTAACTGAAAGCCACGGCGGTACAAGCGCATCTTCTAGATTTTCAAATTCTTTTGATACTATTCCTTGTATGTCTAATTTTAGGATAGAATCAGAATCATATGGCATTTCTTGTTTGCACAATTCCGACAATAACTGAGTAACTGTTAAGGTGCCCGGAAAGTCTGCTTTTCCATACTGAGAGATCTCAAGATCTACTAAATCAGAAACTTTTAATTCTGAAAGTTTTGGTGCCGGAGCAGTGCGCCCATCAGATGTAGAATTTACATAAGTTATATATTCTTTTGAAATACTTTGAAAATCTGTTAAATTTTCAATTGTCCTTAAGATAACAAAAGCTTTTGGATTTTGATTTCTCCAAGAACTGGCAACAATTGGAGAAGGAGGTAAACTACTAATAACAGACGTTGGGCTCTGTATTAGCCTTTCAATTGCTTCTTTCTTATCTTCATCTGAAATAATTTCGGCATAAAAAGAATCATAATTTCTTAAAATTTTGTTGTTTAAGTCAACAAACTCTTCTATTGAATACGAAAGTAATTCTTCTGAATCTTTACACAAAGCCATCTATCACGCTCCCAAGACCAGCAAAGCTTCGCTGATGTTTAATGGAATCTCAAGCACATCGCCCGTGTTTGCTTCGGCTTCTGTGGGAATGCCGTTAAACCATGCAATAACCCACCAATAGCGGGCATCGCCATAGTATTGATGTGCGAGATTATAAAATCTATCTCCGTATTTCCAGATGTGTGTGGAAGTCTTTAGTCTCATTCTGTCGGAGACTGTTGGTTGTCTTAAGCGTGGTGTTGTAAATTGTTCTATTTGCTTTACACCTCTGCGCTCACGCAACTCTCTGTAGAAGTCTGTGTCGTTTATGATTGTTTGTGATGTAAAGTTTTTGATGTCGCTCATTCTATGAATTCCTCAATGTATCCTTCTATTCCTTCTTTAAGCGCCGAATCGGCACCTTCAATATCAGCCATTGAACCTTCAGACAATCTAACCAAAGCCTTATCGTTACCTCTCCCTGCTCTGCGAACATCTGCGTTCATTCTCATATTTCCTAAGACGCCACCATAGCGTGCTTTTGCATTATCAATGTGCTGCTGTCTTACTTTTCTTGCTTGCTCTTCCGCTTTCTCTTTTTCAACTTGTTCTTTGTAAGCTGGTAGGGCGTTAGCCGGAGAGCCAAGTAGAATGTTCTCGTTTGTTTTGACTCCGTAAGGAAATAGATTATTTGTTTGTTGATTATTATCTCCCCAGCCTATAGTTGTTTCGTGAATAGGAGAGAACCCAAGGCTTAGTTCAATGTTTTTAGGAAGAATCGTGTTGATTCCTTTATGAAAAACGCCATCATCACCAGTAATGTTGTGATTAACTGAAAGGTTATCAATAATTCCGAGTAGTCCTCGATCTGATTCCGAAGTTGATTGATATTGAATAAAGAATTCTTTTTCATTATCAACATCGTCGGTTGCTATAAGGTCATCAATACTATCTGAAAATGAAGTAGAACTTTTCTGCAACAAGTTCATGACCTTCATTCTTATGAGAGGTGATTGAGTCATGTTTAGGGCATTATTAGAATCTCCGGTGTAAGAAGCATAGAGCATTTGCTCAAGGGCTGAGACTCTTCCAAGATTTTCGTAAGCTTCGCCCTCACTCGCGGCGGGGACTTCAATAGTCAACGAGATTTTTCTTGTTGTGTTCTTGTACTGATAGATTGGATCTGTTCTGCCAAATGCCTCTGTTGGGGTAAAGTTGGAATTGTAAGTTTCAGTAAAAGCCATTATAAAAGCCTTGAAAAACACACTCCTGCCTGAAGGGACGTGATAGAAAGAGATGACCATTTCTCTTTGGTTTGCGAGTGAATCGGAACCATCTACGAGTGTTGGTGATTCATCTTGGTATTTTCTTACATCAAATAGTTTTTGTGCCATCTTATAGTCTCCTACACCATCGCCGCGCTTCTAGCAAATTTACCCATCACGCCTTCGCCGACCTTCTTGCCGTCGAGTTCTACGATGATGTTCTGGTTGCTTTGTTGACCATAGTTATTTGTCGTGTTGTTCACTGCATTATCGACTGCGCTCGACATTACATTGCTATTAGCAATTGTTTGAGCCCCTGCCCTACCGGCTGCCGCTTTGTTCATTGAACCTCTCATTTTTCCAACAGAGGTTGTTGTATCTTCTGTTTCTACACCGAACTTTTTGGTAGCTCCGGTTAGTTTATCAAATCTACCTGCTGTTTCGAGCAATCCATCAAACAGTGTTGGAGAACTATGGTCAACAAAAAAAGCTAACCTCAAGCCAGTAACTATAGAAATCAACCCTGCTATAGCGCTTATGACCGCCATAATAGGTCCAAGAGTTGCTACTGCTGCAATTGCCATCGCGCCAAGTGAAATTAACACCAGACCAAGGAACATCCTTATCTCATCTCCATAGGTAGTAACAAAATCAGCAAATACGGTAGCAAACTCCCCTATTGATTCAACAAGCGGAGTGATAACAGGCAGCAGTGAATAAAGAGCATTTTTTAATTGTTCTTGGACTGACTGAAAATCTGCCGCCATCTTGGCTGCATTTTCGTAATCAGCAGATGTCTTGCCTATTTCTCCGTTTAGTGAACCCATGTTACCTGACATTACTAGAGCCAATTCGCTTACGTCTTGTAGCCCCATTGCATCTTTGTAGAAATTCTTCTGATAGTAAGACATATCATCAAATGCCAAGCCAGCATCAAGAACAGAGTCTCTAATCATTTCAAAGCGCTCAACTGGATCGGTTGCCGTCATTAATTCCATAGCATTCACAAAGTTGCCACCTAAAGCAGCGTTTAGTTTGCCTGCTTGTGTAGCTGCACCCTCAAAGGTGTCGAATTTTTCGGTAATAGCGAGAAGCCTGCTGACTTCAAGACCTGTAATCTTGGAGGCGATAGCCAAGTCTTTAAACGCCTTGGTGCCATCACGACCTAATTTCGCAAGCTGGGGACCTGCGGCAGCAAAACTTGCAGCCATCTTTGATGGTTCAACTCCGATGTCTCTTGCTAAGGCATTTAACTCAAGCTGTGTTTGTGCTGCGCCTGTTGCGGTCTCGCTGAGAGCTTTTGTCGAAAGCTGTAATCCTTTAGCAACATCTGCGCCTGCAATACCCAGAGCGCTTAAGACGGTGGTGGTATTTTGGATTTCACCCCTCTCATTCTTATTGATCATTGTAAAATCAGTAAAGCCAGATCTTAGAGCCTTGGAAGCTTCAAATGCTTTCTTCATTTCTCTATCAAAAGCCCTAGTGGCTTCCCCGGCTTCTATAATAGACATTGAAAATTCTTTCGTAGCGCCAGTAGTCTTCATAAACTCCCTGCGTACATTTTCTATCTCAAGGGCAAGATCGAACTCTGCTTTCAAAAGCTTTATTGAGGCAGCCGCTCCGACCATTCCTGCTGCAAAACCGCCAACAGCCAAGCTTCCTTTGCTGCCCATTTTTGCCATTTCGCCCTCAAAGTTACCTATTTGTTTTTGAATAAATTTGTTATTCTTTACAAAGTCTTTTCCTACACCAGATAGAACACTCTTTAGATCGCCTTTAAGGCCGCTCTTGAGCATACCTGAATACTTCTCTATACTCTTGGTACCCTCTTCGGTCTCTTTGTTTAGATTCTTTTGAGCATTTTTAGCTTCTTTTAAATCTTCTACAAGTTCTCCAATCTCATCGCCATTTCTTTTTCTTAGTGAGATTTCTTCTTGCAAATTCTCAATTGTTTGAGAATAATAATCGTTAAGCAGTTTTTGTTTTTCGGCGTATCTTCCCGCTTCTTCTGCTTGCTTTTTAGTTTCTGCGGTTTGGGCTTTCTGCGATTCTAAAATCAGTTTTCTTTTAGCTATTTCTTGTTCTAAATTTTCATTTGACTGATTTTGTGAGGCGGCAACTCTTTCATTAGCGACAACAGTATCGTTAAGTAATTTATTGTTGACCTCAGTCAAAGCTTCGATCTGTTTCGTCAAAGCCTCAAAGGCAATTCTTAACTGTTGCGGATCGTCTGGCATCTAATGTTACCTCTCCCTATAAATAGCCATCTATGCAAAAAGCAAGGGCTCCCGAAGGAGCCCAAATCTATCTAGCATATTCTTTTGGAATAGATGGTTGGTTGGAGGGGGTCAACTCTTGATAAGAAGAATTTGAATTACCCTTAGAAGCTTTCTTGATCGCTTCTGATTCCATCTCAAGCTGCTTGATGGTCCGCTGAACGAACCACCTTCTCAGCCCTAGAGGTAAGCTATAAGCCTCCGAAAAACTCCAACCGCCGTTATACTTGAGGAAGAAAATTTCTTCATAAACCCCCTCGTTATACTCGTCGGTCAGGCCAAAAAAAGTCCGCAGTGAGCGGCACCTCCATATCTTGTGTGTGCCCACAAGCAGAACAAGAGAAGTGCTGTGTTAGATCAACATTGGGAGTAGCCATCTTGATAATCATTCTTAGATGACGAGAATCAAATGATGGCAAGTTGTTGGCAACATAGTCAATAGCTTGTGCAGAGGCATCTCCATTAGCACTTACAATAATAGATTGAAGTTGTGTTGAAATTAAGCCCCTATTGTTGTCTAAATTAAGTAGAGTCTTTTCTTCTCGACCTGTCAATAATCTGGCGACAACCGTAATCTGTGTCTTGGGCAAAATGCAGGTGATTGTTCCATCACCATTATCTGTGACTTCTAGTTCTCTTTTGGTCTCGCCGTAGACAATGTTAGCTGCGTTTAAATCAAATCCATAGTCTTGTTTTGTTTCACAAGAAGGACATTGAACACTGGTTTTGTAATCATTACCATAGCCAGAGACTCTAGCAGCGATAATGATTGCGTTGCGATCACCAATGAGTAATGTAGAAGGGTTGATCGCCTTGTTCACGATAAGGCTTTCGATTAATTTATCAAGTGCTACGCCTTTCTTTAGGAGTGTTCTCGAAGTGAGAATGTCCTCTTCTTTAGCAGTCATTTGTTTGATTTCGATAGAGTCTTGTCCGTGTAACGGATGTCCCTGTGCATAGAAGCGCCCTTGTGAGGGCAGATCCACAAACTCTGTGGGGACTACAAACGAGAAACCCCCACCACCTTGTTGGGGTGGAGGGCTCGTATCAGGCTGTTGAGCGCCGCCTAGGCGATCCTGATTTCTTGACAATTTACACCTCGCGTTTAGTTATTGTCTTATTAGGCTTTGAAGAATTCGTTGCCACCGGAACCGTTGACAGCAGAAGAATTGTTGAGTGTCTCAACTCTTGCCCAGTCAAAGCGAAGTTCTACGGTTGTTGTAGATAGTTCGTCACTTGTGTAGTCAAGGTCATCTTGCTTTAGGCTTGTCATGAATGCATTCCATAGGGTCCAAGACTCTACTGGGTTGCCGTCTCCATCAAGCTGGGTGATTAGAACGGTTCCAAGAGCGCCTGTAGCCTTTGCCTTAGAGACAGTGCCTAGGGAGTTAGCATCGGTCGGTGGGGTGTAGCCAGAAGCAACCATAATGTCGGCAAAAGTGGCAGTAACATCTGGGTCAACTGGATCCACTAGGGTGACTGTTACTTGGTCCCAGGTTACATTTCCTGGGTAGTAGAAAGTGTGACCAAGGTATTTGTGCTCAGCAGCATTTACGCTGAAGCTGGGCTTTTGGGCTGTTTTAGCGTACCAAAGGAGCGCGCCACCCTGGGCTGCGTTGATTCCTTGGAACTCCACAGTAAAGCGATGTTTACGCTTTGGATCTTTTAGTGTTGTATCTTGACCGAAGTTGGTTGACCAGAATGGCATTTGTTAAGTTCTCCTATGTTCACAAATAAGTAGTTGGTGGGGGCAAAAGCCCCCGTTTATCAATCGTCGAATGATGCGCCGGTAGAAGCTACCACAAAATCAATTGCGATGTATTCAATGGCGCGTGCTGGCTTGACCATGATCTTGGCATACATGATGTTCTGATCAACTAGGTCAGGGGTTGTTGTGCTCTCGTCGAGGATGAGGCGGTAATCAGAGATACCGAACTGAACCTTGACGTTGGCTAGGAATGGCTCGACTAGACCCTTGAAGCGGTTCCAAGTTGCCTGCACATTCTGCTCGAAGAGAATCTGTGTAGATAGGATGGAAATTTGCTTCTTGAGATAGATGACTAGACGACGCACGTTGATGCGGTCTAGAGCAGATGGGCGCTCTTGTAGGGTCTTCTGACCGAACACTACGATGCCGGAGCTTGGGAAGCTAGCAATCGGGTTGATGCGAGCATCGTAGAGGGTGTCGCGGTCGCGAGAAGATAGACGCTCAGTTACGTTTGTAACAGGAATTCCAGCAGCACCGTCGGATAGACCACCGCGGTTAAAGCCTGCGGGAGCGAACCAGACCTGTGATGATCTCTCAGAGCTTGCTAGGACGCCCATCATAGCGATAGAGGGCGGAATCCATAGAAGCTGACCAGTCGGCTCGTCTTGAGTCTGAACCCAGGGGTAGAATGTAGCACCGTAAGAAGAGTCAATCTGACGTGTTCTTAGGGCGTTAGCAGCACCTTGTGGGGTTCCAACGACTCTATCTTGCTTAGAATCAGAGATCCCTTCAGCGGCGGGCTTGTAGACGTTAGGTAGGTCGATGATAGCCATAGCGTCAGCGCGCTCTTCACAGACATCAACCATTCTGGTTGTTAGTCCTGTGTTGGTGAGACCGGGGACGGCAAGGAGGTTCATGTCGATGAACTCTGGATCCGCTACTGTGTCGATTGCTCTCTTCATAGAGTTGTAGGCGTAGTTATCTAGATCGCTACCTCCATCCATTCCAGCGTTGTACATTGGGTCTGGCTTGGTGATGTCGAATCCATCAAAGCCACCCCAGATTGGAGCAGTGAAGCGGTTGTAACCAGCATCGAGTAGGGCTGAACTGTTCTGCTCGGCTGTGTAGCTTGTTCCTGCTACGCGAGAACCAGAAGAGTAGTAAACATTGCTTCCGCTGACTATGATGTCGTCCATTGTGAAAATGTAAGCATAGTCATTACCACCTGTGATTCCTGGCCACTGCCTGTGAGGGTCGGAAACACTCATGTCTGGGATAGTGCTTGCGGCAGTTCTTGTTGTCTGCATTCCAAAGTAAGCGTTGCGTCTATCAGCGATTCCGCCATCTGAAGCAGAGTGGCGCAGTCTGACTGATGGCCAAACAAATGTTCCAGAGAACTGAGTTGTTCCAGATAGCATCCCTTGTGAACCATAGACAGAAGATGTTAAGACCATTACGCTAGATAAGTCTTGAGACCCAGTGAAGGCAAGACCACTTACACCGCCGTAGCGGGGAGCACCGTAGTAACCGAACGGGAGTAGAGCAGCATCAGTTGCGCCAGCCTCTACGTCAGAGTTCATAACAACGTAGACGAATTTAGATAGGTTACCGTAGTCTCCGTATTGCTTTAGCTCACGATCGGTCTCGCTCCACTCGTAGTAAGAGTCACCAATCTTTCTAGCAATAAAGTTGGGAGATGTAGGATCGAGTGTTAGGTTGTCGAATCTTTCGAGAACAGACACTCTTGCGTCTGTGTCTCTTAGGTTTCTTAGGACAACAGAGAAAGTTCCGTATTCAGAGGTCTTCGTGTTAGAGGGGCGAACCTGCTCGATAGAGATCTTAACATTTTTGTTTAGCCACTCGTTGTGTCCGCGATCCTTCAAGTAGAAGAGTTTCTGAGCGTTGGCGGGATTGTAAGAACCCGGTAGACCTAGGTCTTGACCGATGAACCAACCAGTTTGAGCCTTGAGTTCTGTTCTACCTGTCATGTCTGAAGGAGATGCGTCCGCGTTCTTTAGAGGAGCAATCATAGCAAATTTAGCGCCACTGAAGGTGTCTCTTATTTCTTGCTCGAATGTCTCTCCAAGCCAGTAAGCCTTTCTTGAGCCGCTTGGGTAGAAGCCAGTAGCCCCGATGTTACCAACCTGCGGGTTAGTGTTGAAGACTTTGCGGACAAACTTATCAGAACTGTCATCAAAATTGAAAGTAATCTTCTCATCAGAGACACCCGCAACATTAGAAGTAACAAAGGCGGTAAAGTCGCCGGATGAATCTTGTGTGTAGACACCGCCAACTGAAGCACTAGTGTCTGTGCTCTGTGCTAAGGTTCCAGATAGAAGGACAGCAGAACCAGAGTCTATGTACCAAGCGGCTGCTAATGTTCCTGTGCCCAATGTTGCAGCAGAAGAAGAGCCGAAAATCCATAGACCGTAAGCGCCGCCATTAGATGCGAGCGCAGCGGCTGGAATGTTTGTTGTCTTCCAGCCGTTCTTACCAGTAGTAGCATTAATGTTCTGCTCGCCGGCAAGACGAACATAGGTAAGGGGCGCAACATTTGACTTAAGGAAAGCCTTAGCAGCGTAGGTGCCGTACATTGGGGACTGGTAGTTACCATCGCGGTAAACATCACCGCCACCGTTTCCTGGGACTGTGTCTCCAAAGATTTCAACGAAATCGGAGTATGATTCGACCTTGATAGGTTGCATGGCGGGACCTCTTGCGGCACGACCAATAACTACTGGACCGATGGCGTCTGGTCTACGTGGACGGAAAGAGTTATCAATCTCGTTGACGAGCGTCGTGTAGGGAAAGAGTGTAGCCCTCG